CCGGGCGGTTGAGCCGGCGCCATGCGGCGATGGCCGTCTCGGGGTCGGCATGCTTGCTGGTCGACCTGCAGGCACACTCGACCAGGTGGCCGCCGCCGGCGGAGGCGCAGCGCTTGTCGTGGATGTGTCGCGCACGGTGGCCGGCGGCGCAGTTCGGCAACCCTTCCGGGTGGCTGATATGTTCCTGGGTCATGGCTTGTTGAACTCCTCGAGGTGGGCTTCGAGCTTTTCGATCAGGAAGGTGGCTTCGGTGGCCCTGCGGCGGCGTTCGTGCGTGCTGATCGGCATGGGCCCGGCGTCGCGGATCCACTTCAGCGGCTCAAGGAGCCAGCTCGCCTCTACCGGGAGCCGGGTGCGCGGGTCGACTTTCTGGCTCAGCGGCTCACAATCCGGCCCGGCCCAATCCTCGCTGTCGCCGCAGCGGACGCACACGCGCCCCCGGAATTCATGCAGCTTCTCCGGTTGGATCACGCGCGGGGTTTCGAATAGGGCGCGGACAACGAGCCCACGCTGGTGGGCGGCGTAGACGTGCCCAGCGTCGGCTTGGACCCAGCAACCCGGGCCCACGTCCTTCTTGTTGCGATACTCCCAGCGGACAGGCTGCGCGGTGTACAGCGCGGTCATCAGGGTGTCGGCCCACGCGCGGACCTGGTTGGCGGCAACGGCGCCGCCGGCGGGATCGACACGCCGCATGGCAGCGACGACCGCAGCGACAGGCGACGATGCCTTGGTGGCCTCGACAACGGTGGTCGGGGAAATGGGCAGTGGTGCGGTCATGCGAACAGGTCCAGTTGGGCCGGCAGTGCCGGTGCGCGCAGCGGTGCCGGAAGCGGGGCCGGGGTAGTGGCGCGCATGCGCGCGCGCTGTGCAGCGTTGAAGGAGAACCAGTAGCCGAGGCCATTCCGTCGCGCTCGCGCCTCGCTAAGGAAGATGCGCGCTGTGTGCTTGGCCTGTGCAGCGGTGAGCAACTGGTCAGACATGGCGGTTCTCCGCCCGCCGCGACGGCATGGCAGAATGCCGGCGAGTCGACAGGGGGATCAGGGAATGTCTAGTTGGGAGCAGTTGTGGAATGGAATCAGCCCATGCATGGAGCTTGGCGTAGGCGACTGCGTAGTGTGGTGGGATGCTTGGGCGGCAGTGGGTACTGTGCTTGCAGTTCTCACTGCCATTTTCGGTCCCTCTATCCAGCGTAGATTCATCCTGAGAAGGAAGGCCAATGCGGTTTTTGCGGCTACCTATCGCAGCGACACTTTGAAGGCAAAGATCTTCCTGGATAGCTTGGTCAAGAATTACCCGATCTCGACCGATGCAGAGGGTGCTGCAGAAGTGGAAGCCCAGTTGAAGGACTCGGCGGAGGAGCGTCAGTTGTTTGAACAGTACGCTGAAAGGCTCAGCTGCCTTGCCGACCGCGAGGTAGATGGCTCGAAATGGCCGGCGGCAGACCTTGATTTGATTTTGGCCGTTGCTCATGCCGTGCAATCTGCGAAGGACGTAGTCCACCTCGGGCAGCACGTGAACAGTAGCAGTGCGGAGGATAGAGACTGGGCGACCATGAACCCCGTGTTTCGCAACACTATGATCGACTCTCAGGAAGACATTGATTTCGCCGATGCGCTTCTTGCGAAGGCAACCAAATATCCTGCAGCTACACGTAGCAAGTGGCGAAATCGTTGGAAGCGCTGGAAGGATCAGTGTCGTAACTTCCTCGCGGTGGGTAACGGCTAGTGAGCTACGCATTGCCTACCGCCTGGCTGTCGAGCAGGGCGCGAAACTCGGCGATGACTTCGGTTGCGATGCGCTCCACGTAGGCGCGCTCATGCTTCTTAACGTGTTCGTGCCGGCCGCTGAGCATGTTTCCGGCCACGTAGTCCGCGTCGCATGCAGCTACGAACTGCATCACCGTGCGCTCGCCCATAGCACCCCAGAACCCGCACCATGCCTGCCCGTAACAGGTCACCACGATTCGGCCACGCCCCAGCTCGTAGTCCTGCACGAAAACGTTGATCGGATCGAGCCCATTGCGACGTGGGATCTCGACCAGGCGGATACCGTGCGGCGACTGTCCCAGGTCCACGGCCTGCGCGGGCTGCTTGGTGTTCGCTTCCAGTGCGTCCAACTGCCACTGAGGGATCAGCCACTGCGGGATGAATTCGGCCACCCCGGCAGCGTGCGACTCAGCACTATGCGGCCACGGCACTACCTTGGCCTCAATACTGATACCAAGGCGCGCAGCCTGGCCCTTGAACTGCTCGTTGTGCCACGCGGCGGCTTTCTCGGCATGGGCCTTGCTCGGCGCCGGATGCACGTCATCCATACCAAGGACATGCAGGCACCACAGCTCCTGCCCCACCGGCTGTCGGTCGCCCTTCTCGATGCAGAATTCCGTTGCTTCGTCCAGAGCAACGCTATCCGGTTGCTTGGACGGCTGGCGGGCGGCGAGGCAGTAGCGCTGATCCTTTGCCATCGATGGCAGCGCCTGCTGCAAACCTTCTTCGCTGATCGTGTCGCCTTCGCACCTGTCGATCAGGTACGCAGGGAAGTTCTCCCACGGGAACGGCGCACCCTGACCACCCGGGGAGGGCTGGGCGGAGAGGTGCCGCCATGCTTCCCATGCAGCCTGAGTGACAGGGGAGATGTAGTTCCCCGCAACCTCACTCACAAAGAGCGGCGTCACGTCTCCGGGACCGTTACCCCATCGAGTCAGTGTGTGCTTGAGCTGTTCGGCCCACGCCTGAAACTCAAGCCGATCCAGCTCGGCCTGATCCCCCAGCCTCACCCTCCCACCGGGCTGCACGTCCGCCAGGGTCTTGTTGTCGTTGCTCATGCCTGCATGTCCTTGCTGTTCGTGGAACGCGCGCCGCGCGCCCTGGCTTCAAGTTGTTCGGCGACGCCGAGGTAGTAGGTGTGCCGTTCCAGACGGATCGATTCGGGAAACTGGAAGTGCTTCAGCGACTCTTCCGCCTGCACGCGCCAGGCGGCTGCCTCGCGCGCTGGGTCGTCATCGAAAATGTCCATCTGGACCGGCTTGGCCATGGATCAGTGCTTGTCGACGGCGCGGTGGCGGCTGTAGCCCATGCCTTCGATGGGGATCCCGCACCAGGTGAGCGTTGCGCCGGGGATCGGCTCGGGCCTCGCTTCGCGCCAGGGCTGTTTCGATCCGGCCTTGCGCGATCGCATCCATGCCGCCTTGGCTTCATCCCGATGCGGCTTCTGCATGCGCGCGAGGATGCGGCGCACGCAGTGCTTCAGGTCTGAAGCCTGCAGAACGATGCGCGGCGGCTGCTGGCCCTTGGCGGTGGCGTAGCCTTCGACGAACCCGGCTACCTGCTCGCGGATCTGCTCGATGCGCGGCAGTTCTCCGTTTTCCTTGTTGGCAAACTCGGGCTCGTGCTGGAAATCGACAACGACTGAATCGGTCATGGCGGATCTCGATGTTGAATGGGTTACCGGCGAGTGGAAGTCCGGCCGGCGCGGAGCCCGGTCACCCGGGCGGGCGGTTGCTCAGTGGGTGTCGTCAGCGGCCAGCGGCGCGCGCTGCCGCTCGGCGGTACGGCGCTGCATTTCGGCCTTGAAGGCTGGCCAGGTGGTCTGGAGGTCCTCCCAGCCGCGCCATGCGAAGAACACGGCGCCGATGGCGCAGGCGAGTGCGACGGCGTCGACCTGGTTGCACAGTGCCCAAGGGAGCAGTGCGAGGAGCAGGCCGACGACGACGGCGCAGAAGAAGGGCAGGGCCAGGTGGCGCATCAGGCTGCTCCGCCGTGGGCGCGCGCCGCGCTGCGGACGGCAGCGACCGCACCTGCAGCGCTCTTGCCCTGCCGCAGTACGGCATTGGCGGCGAAGCTGGCGGCTGCGACGACCTGGTAGGGGAGGAGGCCCCAGCGTCGCCCGGCGCGGGCGACGATGCCTGCGGCTGCAGCGGCGCGCTGAGCGTTGGAGTGGTGGGCGAGGGCGGCGCTCATGCGGCGGCGTCCTGGAGCACGGCGCGCAGCTGCTTGGCTGCAGCCAGCAGCTGGTGAGCGTGCTGCTCCGCCTCGTCGGCGGTGAGGTGCAGGCGGGCAGCGCCCATGTCTGCGATGACGCGTTCGCTGACGTGGTCAGCGGTGACTTTGATCTCTGCCGATCGGCAGCCCAGGGAAAGGGTGGCCATGGCTCAGCACTCCTGCCCGAAGAGGCGCTGGCCGAAGCCGACGCCTGCGCCTACGGCGAGGGCGCCGATGGCGTAGATCGCGATGATGAGGTGCCACAGGGGCCGTTTGCGGCGCTGCATGGAGGTCTCCTGCCGCCTTGCCCCGAGGTGGACGGGGCTTCGTGGGCGGCGTGGAGATAGTAAAGCGGCGCTTTAGGTTAAAGTCAAGCGGTGCTTTAGTCTCTTTGCAAAGAAGAGCCCTCCGTGCGTGATGGGCTGTTTCAGCCAAAGAAAAACCCCGCCGGAGCGGGGTCGGAAGAGCGAGGTGCTGCTGCCGCTGATGGGCAATCAATTCACCTTTGGCCAGCCTGCTTTATTGCGGCCCGAATAGTTCCAAGAGTTCCAGTCTCATGATCGTCCGGCGGTGCTGGCTGGGGCGGATGTGCCGTGCGGGGATTCGACAACGCTTGCTGCTGCTCGGTTAACGCGTTGGCTCGACGAAGCTCCATCCGGATGTCTTGGAGAATCGGCTTAATGCCAAACACCGCGAACGGCACACAGATCCAAAGGATTGCCAACACGATGCCCACGAAAAGCATCGCCAGGCCAGCCACCCCGTACCCAAGCTCGATTCCGTTCACACATGCCGCCTCTCTTCCGTTCAAGGGATTCGACAGTAGCACATCGCCGTTAGAGACCTTAAGACGCAAAGCACCAGCCGGAGCGAACTCGTGAGTTCAGGGCTTGGTCGCTGAGGGAGACACTTTGGGCATCGACCGGGTCTGCGTGGGCACTTGGATGATGATCAGCTGCGGAACAGCTGGCGCCTGCGGAGTGGTGATGTTTACTGGTGCCTTCGGCACAGCACTGTTCAGCGCAAAAGCCTTAGTAGTGAGCGCCAATCCGAGACCGACGAAAGTAATCCCGACGACACATTACTGCTTTAGCTTCGAGGGGTCGAAGCCAGATGTGTCGAATTCCCAGGCAGGCGATCCTTCTTGATAGACCTCAGCTTGAATCCTGACGACATCAGCGGATGCCATTCGCCGCACGAAGTCTGAGTAGCCTCGGATGAACAGGAGCGTCGTGGAATTGTCGCTTGGGCCAGCGGCTTCATACGTTCTCGGCTTTTCATCTCCGAACCGCACGAGCACCTTGCAGCCGGAGTAGCTCCTGCAGAGCAGCTGTCCGCGCTCGATGCTCATGATGACATCGCTTCCATGCTGTGGGTGCTTGCGGATGGTGAGCGTAGCGTGCTGCGGCCTTGAATACGGACGATCGAACTCATGAGTATTGCTGCTCGACACTTCAGCTGTTACCGAAGCTTCGCTGGTCATTGGGTCGTCGTAGGAGCGATAGACCCATTGCTTTCCCAGATTGGCCTTCCTCACGTCTTCTTCTAGCTCGGGGATAAGCTTGGATGCTGCAGTCCCCTCAGTTGTGCCGGGGAAGGAGCCTGCCAGGTCTGTTGCTGTAAGAAGGCGAGCTTCCGCATAACGGCTAGCGTCGTTCATCTCCGCGAATAGCCGAGATTTCTTTTGCTCAGGAGCCTCACTCGGAGCAGCACCAGATGTCACTCCGGGACTACTAGCGGTGTGATCGAGCGGCGGCGAACACATGGCTACCAGAAGCACTATCGCTGCCATCAAGACAAATACAGCGCATCCGGCTTTCATTACACCATTGGCCCCAGCACTCGGTGGAGCTGGAAGGGTCCCTTGCCTAGGCCTATTAGGGTGACCGCAATTCGGGCAAGCTTCGGCTTGGTCACTGATCTGCCGTCCACACTCTTCACATGCGATAAGCGCCACCGCATCCCCCTGTTCTGATCCGTCAGTTGAATCTATCAATTCGATTACGCAGGTAAACCTTGCCTCCGATTACGGTGTGAGGAGGCATGGGGAATGCTGGATACAGCCCTGCGTTTGCGCTGACTACATACACGGCATCGCCTCGATCCTGGAGGGCCTTTACTTGCTGGCCATTGCCGGTGTTGAGCAAGTAAATCCCATCACCATCGAATGCAGTGACGCCCGTGTCGACCATCAGGGATTCCCCAGGATTGATTACGGGGATCATCGAGTCCCCACGACCGGTAACCAGTACAAGTCGCCCAGGAGGTGGGACGAACCCAACGACCGACCGTATGTAGGTTGGTGCAAAGTCCATCGCACGCACGACGTCCGGAAAATCCTCGTTGATAGCTCCATCCCCCATGTCGGCATCTCCATCCAGCTGCTGGACGCGAACATAGCTCTGCGTGGTCGCAGGAGTGGAGACGACTGCTGCGGCCTCTCCCATCCCGAAGTGGGATAGCGGTTTGCCAGTCAGCTGAGCCAGCTTTGGAAGCTTCCGCTTGTCGACTTTGCCCGTGCGCAGCCAGCCCGACACTGCCTGCTCAGTGACACCAAAGGAATCTGCGATCCCTTTCTGGGTCAACTTGGACTCTTCAATGGCCGAACGGATGGCGGCCGCCATGGCGGAATTGTCAAGCATTGCTTGATTGTCCATGGGGTGCCGAGCCAATGTAAGAAAGCATCGCTTGACTGAAGACTAAAGCGACGCTTAAGCTGGGCGCATGAATCATATCGCTGCTGCCGTAGAGAAGACGGGGGCCGGCCAAGCCGGCTTGGCACGCCTGCTCGGCGTATCGCCCCAAGCAGTCAATCAATGGGTCAACGGCAATAGACCTGTTCCTTCGCGGCACGTACTCGCCATTGAGAAGGCGACCGGCGTATCGCGGCACGAACTCCGGCCTGACGTGTTTGGCCCAAGCGAAGCTTCTGATTCCCAGGAGCAGGTGCCGACGGTTGCTGATCAGATCCGGGCGGAGGTGGACATCCGGATGAGCAAGCGCGCGCTGCGGAAGAAGCTTGGCGTACCGAACGACAAGCTGCTGGCGAAGGTGCTGAAGCTGCCCATCGAGCAGGTCGAGGCTTGGCCGGAAGAGGGCGCCTTGCCGGCGCTGCCGCAGATCCAGCGCTTGCTGGGTGTGCAGGAACAACCGCAGGCGCAGCCCGCGCCGCACGACCCCGACGAGAACCGCTACGCCCCTCTGGAGGTGGCCTGAGATGCGCGCGCTGTCCGACAAGTGGAATCCCCGGCTGTGGCTGCGCGACTGGCTGGCCAAGCCTTCGAAGAATGAGCTTCTGCAGGCGGCCCGCACCCAAGCCGGGATGCGGGCCGCGATCAAGGCATGGCACGCCAGCGAGAACGAGAAAGACGCTAAGCGTCGATCAGATGCTGAGCGGCAACTCGCAGATCGTCGCCCTCCTGCGGAGGAAGAGTCGACGCGATGTGGTTCACCAGCTCGATGACCTGTCGGCGGAACTCCTTGTCGTCGTGCCTGGCACGGACCAAGACGCTCACGACCGCCTGCAATGCCGTGACTTCCGTAATTACCTGCTTCAGCGAGTTCATGTCGCCCTCCTTGCGGGCTTGGTTGTTGGCACATCCAGCGTAGCGCAAGGAGGGCGGCGCCAGCCGCACCCCAAAAGTTGATCTCCATAGCGGCCATGTTGCCGCGCAACAGAGCACCCGTCATGAAGCCCAAGCCCCATTTCCTGCCCAAGCGCCAGACGGTGATCTACGGATTCACCGAGCAGATGTTGCGCGACACCGGATCCAACCGCCGCAGCTTCGCGATGGCGGTCGCCGACACGTATCTCTCGCTGCTGGGTGAGGATGACCGCGAGGTCCCGTTCCGCATCACCCTGGGCGGCGACGGCGATGCCGACAAGAAGCACAACGGCCAGATCCTCGGCCGTTATCTCGACGGTGTGGTGAAGACGCTGCCGGCCGATCTGGAAGACGCGTGGGTCATGAGCCTGCCGGAGCCGTACCGCAGCAACTGCGAGAGGGAGCTGGCACGCCGTCGCAGCATCCTGCCGATCCGCATCGACGCGATCGACACCGCGGCGGACACCGTCGGGGTTGGCCAGCTGATGAAGGATTTCGGCGACCTCTGCGCCGCGATCAGCCCTGCCGTTGCAGACGGCGTGATCGACGAGAAGGACCGCCCGCACGGGCAGAAGATCATCAACGAGTCGGATGACCTGGTCATCAGCGCGCTGACCTTCCGCAAGGCGGTGATCCGTGCCATGGGCCTGGAGCAGACGGTATGAGCGAGCTCGCCCGAAACACCGATATCGATACCAGCCACGCTGCCGCTGCGCACGTGGTCAGCAGCGGCCTGCAGGCCGCGCAGCAGGACCAGGCCGCCCGCGCGGTCACCCAGAACGCGGGCATGACCAGCAACGAGCTGTCGCAGGCCACCGGCCTGGACCGCTACATGCTGGCCCGCCGCCTGCCTGAGCTGATCAAGGCCGGCCGCGTGTGGCGCGGCCCCAACAAGCCGTGCGCGGTCAGCGGCCGCACGGCGTGCACCTGGTGGCCAGTCGCCCCGGGCCAGAACCTGGCATTGGGGAACTGACGTGGCTGCACGCATGACAGGCATGGTTTTCGAGCGCTATCCGGGTGGTGGCGGTGAGCTGCTGCTGGCGCTGGCTCTGGCCGACAACTCGCACGACGACGGCACCCGCATCTTCCCGTCGGTTGCCACGTTGGCTGTGAAGTCCAGGCAGTCGGAGCGCTCGGTGCAGTACCAGCTCCGGAAGATGGAGCGCATCGGCTGGCTGGAGGTCGTCAGCGAGGGCGGCGGACGCATGAAGGGCTACAAGTCCGGCGGCCGTCCGCGTGAGTACCGGATCAGCCCGTACTGGATCGCCGGTGGTGATCTGGCCATGGATGGGGACGCTGGAGAACAGCCCGAAAAGTCAAAGGGTGCAAATTCTGCACCCTTTGCAAAGGGTGCAAAACAGAGTCGTAAAGGGTGCAAAACGACGCAGGAAAGGGTGCAACCAGACGTCGAAAAGGGTGCAACAGCTATTGCACCCGAACCTAAAGCAACCAAAAGCAACCAAGAGCAACCCTCACACCGCGAGTGTGAGAGCGAGGCCGATCCGCTGGCGCTGACCACCGAGCAGGTCGACCGCGAACTGGCCGGTTTCGGCAGCACGCCGACCGGCGTCGACCGCGAGCAGCTGGCCCGGTTCATCCGGCACCGCGCCGCGATCCGTCGCCCGCTGTCGGTCCAGGGTTGGCTGCAGGTGCGCCAGCAGCTGCTGGACCTGATCGCTGCCGGCCACGACCCGAACGAATCCCTGAAGCAGACGATGGCCGCCGGCCTGTCGCTGCCCGTGATCCCTGTTCCCCAGCAATCCGCAGGTGCCAGCCATGCAATCGATCAACTCGGTTCTGCCGACAGAATCGCCCAGCTCCAGCGGGAAATCCTCGCCGCACGCCGCCACGGAGGCGGTGATCACGGCGCTGGCGACGAGCGAGAGCGAATCTTCGACGCCGATTTCCACATCGTCGGCTGAGCAGCTGAGTCACGCCGCGGCTGAGTACCTGGCCGAGTTCTGGAATCAGATGGCGGCGATGTTCCCGAGCACCTGGGCGCGCCAGAACGGAGCAGTGCCTTTTTCGAGGGACGGCAGCCTGACCCGGGCCGGTGACCTATGGGCCAAGGTGCTTGCTGGCCGTCGCCGGTCGCAGCACGCGCGCGGACTGGCTTGCTGTCTGACCGAAGGCAGAGAGTGGCCACCTAACCCGGCGCGCTTCCTGACGATGTGCCTGGACATTCCGGTCATGGCGGCGGTGGAGCGGGAGATGGCGCCGGGCCGACCGCAGAGCGGGTTCACGGTGCTGGTGCGTTCGCTGCTGGACCTGCACGTCTACGCCAGCGCTGACCACGGATCGCAGCAACGGCGGATGCTGGAGGAGGCCTACACGCGCGCTGTCCAGCACGTGGTCGACGGGAAGCCGCTACCGCAGCCAGTGCTGGCGATCGAGCAGGAGAAGCACGGCGTCCGGCCGGTGCGGGATCGGGATTCTGCCCGCGCGGCAATGGAGCGTGCAGCGGCAGACCTTGGGTTCGGGGAGGGCGCGTGAGCAAGCACGACACGGTGCGACTGCTGTACGCCGAGCGTTTCAGCGTGGTGGAGATCTCCCTGGCTGTGGGCTGGCTGCCCTGCAACGTCCGTTGGTTCATCCGGAACTGGATCGATACCGATGGTGACTGAGGCCGAGCTGGCCCAGGCGGAGCAGGCCGGGCGCTGGGCGCGAGATGCCTGCCGCAGTCGGGAATCGGCACCGCGGTACGAGATGGGACAGGACGGAGTGACGCGTCGACGCCGCTGGCAGGGCGGATGGGACATGCGGGACCAGGAACTGAGCGCGGCACGCCGCAGCACCACGAGGAACAGACGCTGATGGACTTCACCAAGTACAGCACACGCAGCAAGTTCGCCAAGGAGATCAACGCTGGGTACTCGGCGCGGCTCAATGGGCTTCGCCTGAGCGACAACCCGCACCTGGTCTGGATCGAATGCGAGACCGAGGACGGCGCCAACCGCAGGGCGGGGCCGCTGAGCGAAAAGGCGGAGGCCTGGCAGCACGGCTGGTGGCTGGCCGATCCGGGCGCGCGCTGATGAAGGGGAGAGCGCTGCTTCAGCAGTTCACGACCGACGAGCTCCTTGAGGAGCTTGTTCGCCGGCGCACTCAGAAAGCCAAGGACCTTGATGGCGTGCCGAGCTGCGAGGACTGCAAGCACTTCAGGTTCTGGACCAACACGGGGGATGCACCCCGGTCGTACAACCCGTGCGCCAAGAAGATGCAGATGAGCTTCGACATGCCGGAAGAGTGGGAGGGGCCACATGCCGGCAACGGCTACTACCGCCGGGTTTGCCAGCACCGAGCAGCGGTGGAGGAGGCGCGCTGATGTGGTCGAAGGCACCGCCACCGACAAGGGAAGAAGCTGCGCGGATCGAGCTGGCCAAGACCGGCCCGTGCATGGCCTGCCTGGCGCTGCAGATGCAGGAGCTGCTGGAGCCGGAGCTGGTGGTCTATGGCTGCGACTACAACCACGCCAAGAGCGGGAACGTGCGGCGGGGCCACGCGGAGGGCTATGGCCTCTGCAAGTGGCACCACATGCGGCATCCGCTGGAGGGGAACACCTTCGCAACGATGCGCCAGATCTACGGCCCGAGCCTGATGGATGGCTCGCGGACCTTCCACGAGACGTACGGCTCCGACGACGAGCTGATTGCAAACCAGACCTACATCAACGAACTGAGGGCAGCAGCATGATGGACAGGAGCAAGACCAATGCAGGCCGAGTGCGCGCGCTGTTCGAGCGCCTGCCATCCGCGGCGCTGGTGGCCCGCGAGATCTACCAGGGCGTGGGTGCAACGACGCCCGCCGACCGTGACCGAATCCGCAGCGCACTGCGGGACCTGACCGAGGCCGGCTACCTCGTGAAGGATGGGATGGGCCAGCGGGCGTTGTTCCGGCTGTCGGGCATCGGCATGCCCCGGGCATTCGTTGTAACGGATGAGCAGCGCGAGCGCTGCCGTCTCGACAAGGCGCACAAGGAGGCTCTGCGCCGGGCCGCAAGGCGAGGCAAGACGGCCATCCCACGTCCTGCGGACAAGATGACGATCAACCGGTCGCGTGTGGAGAGGCTGTCTGGCCTGGCGCCGGCGAAGGCTTGGGGCAAGGAGAGGGATGGCCAGATCCTGACTGAAACGGTGGAGCAGTTCGAGGCACGCGGCGGGCAGGTGCAGCGCCTGACGGCCAGCTGGGAGCAGCGAGCATGAGCAAGCGGAAGATCATCGCTGCGGCCAAGCGGCGTGGCCTGTCTGTCGTCAACGCGGCGTGGGAATGGACGGTGGGTGGTGGCGAGCGCTACCCCCAATGGGTTGTCGACTTCGGACCGGAGATCGATGAGCTATACGGCGAGAGCGAGGAACAGTTCTTCGAGGACACCGACGCAGCCATGCAGTGGCTGGAGGACCTGATCGCGCTTCCGCCGAGGCCCAAGTGGCTTCCTATCGCCGAGGCGCCGCAGGACGGCACGCGGCTGATGCTGTGGGACTCGGTGAGCAGGCGGCCGGTGTTCGGGAGCTGGCGCGGGGACAACCCGGCGATCACGCACTATGCGGCCGAGCCGGCCGGCCCGGAGGTGGCCTGATGGCAACCAAGCCTTTTGTGGCGGGATGGGCGCTGATCCTGATCGGAGCCTGCGGGAATGGACCGTGGTGGGCGAACGCCGCGGTTGGCCTGATCGGTGTGCTTGTTGTCAGGTCGTGTAGCCAGAAGGAGCGCAGTTGATGGACGCCATCGAGAAGCGGTCGCGTGAGCTGTTGGCTGTGGAATACGAAAAGTTCGACCTGCCCAGCACTGCGGCAGGGGCCCGGGCGGGCGCATATGACCTCAACCCGTCTATGCGCGCCGTGGTAGCCGCCCTCACGCCGCCCGAAGAACCGGACCAGGCGCTGCTGGTGAGCATGGCGATGCTCGTCTACCACGGGTTCGGTCTGCTGACGCCGGAACAGAAACAGTCCCAGCTGCGCGAAATGCGGAAGCTGTGGGACGAGGTCATGGGCCGGGGTTACTACTCGCCCGAAAACCGCGAGCGCTACATCGCCATGCTCGCTGCTCGCCCGGAGGCCCCATGAGCCAGCAACCCGCCGATCACCACCACAACCGCGAGCCGGGCTGGCCGGCATGGGGCCGGCAGAACCTGACGCTCACTGCTGCTGTACGGATGGTCCGCATGTACGGAGACCGTATCCCATCGGTTGCCCAGCTTCGGGCCGACTTCGGCGTCAGCCGTGCGACGGCATTCCGTTGGCGCGCGGCCTTCCGCGATGCGATCGAGCAGAACGAGGCCGCCCATGCAGGCTGACCGCGCGCTGGAGCTGGTGCTTCCCTGGCCGAGCAAGGATCTGTCGCCGAACGCCAGAGTGCACTGGCGGAGGAAGGCCGAGGCCACGGCGTTGGGACGGCAGCTGGCCGCTGTTCGTGCGTACGAGGCGGGGTGGAAGGGCGCGAAGCTACCGCTGGGCCGACTGCATCTCTGGCTCGACTTCTACCAGGCGCCGGGGAAGACGCTTCCAGACGACGACAACATGATTCGCAGGTTCAAGCCGTATCGCGACGGTATCGCCCAGGTTCTGGGTATAGACGACAGGCGATTCGTCATCCATCCATATGTGCACGACGAGCGCCGCAAGGGCGGCCAGGTGGTGGTTCGGATTACGGGCGGGCCGGCGGCGGCCGGCCAATCAACGACTGGGGAACGGGCATGAATCCACGTGAGGCGATGGGACGGCTGGGGCCGACCACGGTGAAGTTCGATATCGGCCGGGGCGGCGGGAAGCCGGACCTTACGAACCAGGACATTGCCGCGGCGCTGGGCATGGTGCCGGCGGGGCTGGGTCGGGAGTTGCTGGAGGCGTGCTGGTGGCCGGACGCCGCCGCGCTGCGCCGGCACAAGCTTCGGGATGCGGTCATCGCGCTGGTAACGCCAGAGCTGCAGCGACAGCAGCGCCGGCTGGCTGAGGCTCGCACGGATCTTGGACTGGCCGAGGTTTGCATCGGCTGGGCCGGCGCAGCAACGGCGGAACAGCGGGCCAACCGCGATGCGGCCCAGCAGCGGCTGGGCCGGGTGAAAGCGCAATGCTGGCCGATCAGCACCTTGGAATCACTGCCGACGCTGGCTATGGCCGTGATCAATGAGATTGCCCAAAGGCCGCACTGCGTCAGCTGCGAGGGCAGGGGCCAGGCGGTGTCGGGCGAGCTGCTGATGACGTGCAAGGTGTGCGGCGGGTCCGGGCTGGGCCAGGTCAGTGACCGCCGGCGCGCGGCGGCCATCGAGAGGGACGAGGCGGGCTACCGGCGGACGTGGAAGCCTGTGTACGAATGGCTGCTCACCAAGATGGTTGAGGCAGAACAGGAGGCGGCTTGGCACATGAAGCATGCACTGAATCCGGCTGCATAGGGGGTGCTAAGATCCCGCACAAAATCCATGGAGTGGCTGATGATCTTGGAATTCCAGACCGCCGCACAGGCAGTTAAGGCCGGTGCTGATCTGCTTCGCGGAGTGCTGACGGCGGAGAAGGCTCTCAGCGAGGCCGAGTGGAAGCTGAAGTTGGCTGATGCGATCAGTTTGCTTGCCGACGCTCGGATGGCGATCGTCGATGCGGGCGACAAGACGGTGGAGCTACAGAAAGAAATTGATCGCTTGAATGGCGCGCTTGCCTGTAAGGATGCTGTGGTTCGGTTCAATGGCATGTATTACCGAAAGGCGGAAGACGGTATGCCTGTTGGGGAGGCCTACTGTTCACATTGCTTCGAAGTTGAAGGACGGCTGGTGCATGTAATCCGAAACACGGGAAAGTTCATTGCGCCCTGCCCGCGATGTAAAGCCGAGTACGATAAGCGCATGACTGCTGCTATCCCCGCTCGAACAGGAAACGGTGCGGAGGTGACACCTCCGCAGGAAACCTGACAAAGTAGCTACCATCGCGCACGACCCGACCCCGGCCGCCCAGCCGGGGTTTTTCATTTCAGGATCCGCCATGGCACAGATCACCCTCCAACAAGCTGGCGGCGTGAACGTCGTGGCCTTCCTCGACATGCTTGCCTGGTCCGAAGGTACGGACAATGGCAAGCAGGCCACCAAGGACCGCGGCTATGACGTGATCGTCGGCGGGCAGTTGTTCAAGAGCTACGCCGACCATCCGCGCGTGCTGGTGGATCTGCCGAAGCTGAAGATCCAGTCCACGGCAGCCGGCCGCTACCAGCTGCTGCGCCGCTACTACGACGCCTACAAGAAGACGTTGGGCTTGAAAGACTTCGCGCCCTTGAGCCAGGACTTGATCGCGCTACAGCAGATCCGGGAGCGCCGCGCGCTGCCGCTGATCCAGGCGGGCAAGATTCCCGAAGCCATCAAGGCGGTGCGCAACATCTGGGCGAGCCTGCCGGGCGCTGGCTACGGCCAGCACGAGCACAAGTTGGCCGACCTGCTGGCGGTGTACCGCAAGGCCGGCGGGACGGTGGCGCCATGATCGGGGTCAACGTGGACTGGCAGGCCGTTGGTACGGCAGTTGGCGGCCTCATGGTCGGCGCCGGTGGCGTTGCGCTGTGGTGGCGCAAGCAGTTTGTAGAGACCGCCAGGGAAGGGGCCGAGGTCAACGTGATCCAGCTGATGCGCGAGGAAGTGACCCGGCTGGGCGAACGAGTTGGCCGGATGGAGAGGCGGGAACTGCGCCTCATACGGCATATTTACCGGCTTGAAGGCCTGATGCGGGCGGCCGGTTTGGAGCCGCCGCCGTTCGACCCGGACAGCGAAACGATCAAGGCAGGAGGTTCGGAGTGAACCGCATTGCCATTGCAATCGCTGCCTTCGCCCTGTGGTCCAGTGCCATGTTTGTGGCCGGATGGGCCTGGCGTGGTGACCAGGCTGAGCGCGACGCATCTGACAAGTTGCTATCAAGTACCGCGCAAGCTTTACAGCAAGAGCAGTCGGTGCGGACCACTGAACACCGGCAGGCCGACACCCTGGCCACCATCGGAGCCAAGCATGAAGAAGATCGCACTGCGGCCGCGGCCGTCCCTGCTGCTGTTGCTGCTGGCGTGCGTGATGGCAGCCTCCAGCTGCGCGACGACCTCGCCACCTGCAATACCGCTCGCCTGTCCCAAGCCGTCGCCGGCGCCGTCGAACGTGACCAGGCAGCCCAACTACGAGCAGAGGTCGCGGGCGCTCTTGTTCAAATCGGACGAGACGCCGACGACCACGTCCGTGCCTGCCAAGCCGTAATCGATGCAGACCGAAGCCCAGGACCGGGCTGATGCCACGCCGCGCGCCGAAGCACAACGCCATGCCAGGGCAGGCGGCGGTGCACGTTCCGCCCGCAGCAGTGAGGCAGACCACGGCTGAGCGTGGCTACGGCGGCCGATGGCAGCGAGCCCGAGCGACCTACCTGCTGAGGCACCCGCTGTGCGCCGAGTGCCAGCGGTCGGGCCACGTCACGGTCGCGACGGTGGTCGACCACATCACACCTCACAAGGGCAGCCAAGCGCTGTTCTGGGACACCGACAACTGGCAGCCCCTCTGCAAGCCCTGCCACGACCGCAAGACCGCGACCGAGGACGGCGGGTTCGGCAACTGGCACCGAGGTGCCAAGGCGACCCCGAAATGCGCGCGTAGACGCGAATGAATCGCAACAACGACAGATAGGGCGGGGGGAGGGTCAAAAGTTGGGGCGGTTCGCCTCCCTGACCGTGCGCCCAGCCTTTTTTTCGCACCGTCAAAATTGAGATTTGAAAAATGAGAGGACGGAAGCCGACCGCTCCGGCCCTCAAGGTGATTGCCGGAACCGCCCGGCCGGACCGTGAGGCGCCTGACGCTCCCGAGTTCGACCTGATCGACGTGTTCCCCGACCCGCCGCAGCACCTGAACGTCAACGGGGCTGCAATGTGGAATGACCTTGGCCCCCAGCTGGTGGCAGCCAAGGTTCTCCAGACGGTGGACCTGTATGCACTGCAGCAGCTCTGCTACGCCTGGCAGGTCCAGGTGGCCAAGCAGATGGCAGGGGTGGATATCACAGCCGCTGAACAGACCGCGCTGAAGGCGCTGATGTCCGAGTTCGGTATGACGCCGGCGAGCAGACGCAAGGTGAGTTCTGGTGGCGCCGAGAAAAAGCCCGGCAACAAGTTCGGCGCCCTCCCGGCGCTCGCCAAGTAAAAAGAAGCCAGCGAAGCCGACGACTGCGGCGCGCCACCGGCGGCGCCCGAGCCCGGATCCGGCCGACTACGTGGCGGTGGCCATCGACTACGCGCAGGAAGCGGTGGAGGATCGGAAGGGCAAGGCATTCGGGTTGCTGATTCGCCAGGCGGCCAAACGCTTCTTGGACGACCTGGCCCGCGCGAAGAAGAGAGGATCAGCGTTCACGTTTTCACCCGCGCATGCAGTGCACGCCTGCGGCTTCATTGAGCTGCTGCCGCACGTTGAAGGCTCTTGGGAGACTCCCGAGATCCGCCTGCACCGGTCCCACGTATTCTTCGTGGTCCAGCTGTTTGGGTTCCGGAAGCTCGATGGCACACGTCGCTTCACCTCAGCGCTGTTTGCGGTGGCGCGCAAGAACGCCAAGTCCACATTGGCCTCAGCCATCCTGTTGTACTGCCAGTGCTGCGAGAACGAGGAAGGCGCCCAGGTCATTTCGGCGGCCACCACCTTCCCGCAGGCTTCGATCATCTTCAATGTCGCCAAGCGGATGGTGGAGAAGACGCCGGACCTTCGGGAGGCGTATGGGCTTGAGACCTGGGCCAAGTCGATCAGCCGCATGGAGATCGGCGCCAGCTTCAAGCCCATCCACGCGAAGGCAAGCACTCAGGACGGCTTGAACCCGTCCCACGTCGGCCTTGATGAGATCCACGCGCACAAGACCCCTGACCTACTGAACGTCCTGCAGTCCGCTGCTGGCGCCCGCCGCAACCCGCTCTGGCTGTTCACCACGACCGAGGGATACACCAACCCCGGCCCCTGGGCTGAGATCCGGCAGTTCGTGAAGCAGCTGCTGGCCGGCGTGTTCAAGCACACGGCCGACCATTACCTGGCAGTGTTCTACGCTGTCGACGAAGACGACGAGGACTTCGACGAGGCGAGTTGGCGAAAAGCCAACCCCCTGATGGAGGTAAACCCGCACCTCCTGGGAGCTATCCGAAAGGAGGCGGTCGAGGCTAAGGCCATGCCGTCCAAGCTGGCTGAGTTCCAGATCAAGCGGCTGAACCGGCCGGCCTCGGCGGCAAACGGCTGGGTTGCACTTCGCAAGTGGGCAGCCTGCTCTGGTGAGGTCGACCTTGAAGCGCTGAAGGATGTTCCATGCTGGGGTGGGCTGGATCTGGCCAGCACCAGCGACCTGACATCGTTCCGGCTTGTCTGGCGGGTGGACGGGAAGATCATCACCTGGGGCCGCCGATGGGTTCCAGAAGAGGCAGTAAAGCAGCGTACGGAGCGCGGCACGGTCCCATACGCGGGCTGGGTCGCGTCTGGCCACCTCGAAACGACCGAGGGCGAGGTCACCGACTACGCCCATATCGAGAGGTCGATCCTGGACGTCGTCTCTGGTTTCAACGTTCAGTCAATCGCGTTCGATAGCTGGAATGCAACCGAGGTTGTGGGCCGGCTTCTGGCCGCCGGCGTGCCGATGGTGCAGTTCATCCAAGGACCGAAGTCGTATCACCCGGCCATGCAGGATCTGGAGCGCGCCTACGTAGGCAAGCGCTTCGTCCATGACGGCGATCCGGTGCTGACTTGGTGCGCTTCCAACCTGGTGGCACGGCGAGACCAGAACTTGAACATGGCGCCCGACAAGAAGCGATCGAGCGAAAAGATCGATGACATGACCGCGCTGCTGATGGCTGTTGGTATCAGCATCCCCGTTGCTGAAGAAAAGAGTGACAAGAAGCTTGTCCTCATGACCCTGGGATAGCCCATGAAGAACGAGAACCGCGCCTACAGCCTGCTGGAGGTCAAGAACTACGACGACGACGAGCAGGTGATCACCGGCTGGGCGACAACCCCCGAGCCTGACCGGTACGGCGATGTGGTCGAGCCTCTGGGCGCGAAGTTCGCTGCCGAGCTTCCGTTGCTCTGGCAGCACCGGCACGACAGCCCCGTGGGCATCGTGAAGTTCGGCAAGCCCACAAAGGATGGCATCCCATTCACCGCTAGTGTGGCGAAGATCGCCACCCCGGGCGCGCTGAAGGACATGTGCGATCTGGCCTGGCAGTCGGTCAAGGAAAAGCTGGTGCGCGGCGTGTCGATCGGCTTCCGCGCCCTCGAGTACAGCTACATGGATGGCGGTGGAATTCGATTCACCGAGAGCGAGATCTACGAGCTCTCTCTGGTAACGATCCCGGCCAACGCCGCGGCAACGATCCAGAGCATCAAGGCCATGGATACCAGCGGAACGCGCCGCCGAAGCAGCTACGGCGTGCCCCTGATTCAGTGCCAGAAGGCAGTGGTAGCGAGGCCTCCTGGCGGCGCAGTGAAGTTGCTGGACTGAAGTAACGGCCCACAGGGCCACGCGGGGTGGAACCCGCTCCCCTCCATTTTGCAGGCACTGCCCGGGGTGGAACCCGGGCCGAAGGGCTGCGCCAATCTCAGAGAGATCAAGATGACCATTCAGGAACAGCTGGAGAAGCTCCGCGCCACGCGTGACGCCCAGCAGAAGAAGCTCAACGAAGTCGCCCAGAAGTCCATGGACGAAAGCCGTTCGATGGACACCGGCGAAAAAGAAGAGTTCGACAGCATCGAAGACCAGATCAAGTCCCTGGACGATGACATCGACCGCCTGACCCGACTACTCGCCGTGCAGGCGAAGTCCGCTGTGCCGGCCGCGCAGATCGTGCAGGAAAACGGCTCCGCGACCGATCCGAAGCGCGCCGCCGGCGCCGCCAGTGGCAAGGGCCCGGCTCTAATCCACAGCCGCAGGAACGAAGAACAGGGCATCGGCTTTGCCCGATTCGCCATGGCGATGTATGCGGGCAAGGGCGACGTTTCCAGCGCCAAGGCCTTCGCGGACAACACGTTCCGCGACGATGTGCGGCTGAACGAGATCATGAAAGCAGCGGTTGCCGCTGGCAACACCACTGATCCGTCGTGGGCGGGCAACCTGGTCCAGTACCAGAACCTGTCGAGCGAGTTCGTCGATTTCCTGCGCCCGCGCACCATCATCGGCCAGCTCGGCCAGGGTAACGTGCCGGGCCTGCGCCGCGTCCCGTTCAACGTCCGCATCCCGGGCAAGACTGCCAAGGGTCGTGCACAATGGGTGGGTGAGGGCTTCCGTAAGCCGGTGACCAAGTCGGGCTACGACGCGGCGGAGCTGAAGTGGGCCAAGATTGCCGGCATTTCGGTGATCACCGAGGAGCTGGCGCGCTTCTCCGACCCGTCGATCCAGATCCTGGTGCGCGACGACCTGTCCGACGCGGTCATCGAGCGCATGGACGAGGACTTCGTCGATCCGGCGAAGGCCGCCGGAACTGGCGCAGGTCTGTCGCCGGCCTCGATCACCAATGGCGTGACCGCGATCCCTTCCACGGGCGACGTTTACGCCGATATCCAGGCTCTGTGGGCCACGGCCGACGATACGAACCTGCCGGTGTCGAGTGCGGTCTACATCACCGACAGCGCTACCGCACGTCGCCTGTCTGGTCTACGCAACCCGCTGATGGCCCGTGAGTTCCCCAACGTCTCGATGACCGGTGGCGACATCGATGGCGTGCCGCTGGTCGTGTCCAACTACGTTCCGTCGGGCATGTTCATCCTGGCCTTCGCCAGCGAGATCTACCTGGCTGACGACGGCGTGGTCACCATCGACGTTAGCCGCGAGGCCACGATCATCATGGACGATGACGCGACCGCCACTCCGACGATCGCGCAGATCCAGAGCATGTTCCAGACGAACCAGCTGGCCATCCGTGCCGAGCGCTTCGTGAACTGGAAGAAGCGCCGGCCGCAGGCGGTCTCCTACCTGACCGGTGTCGAATGGGGCAACCCGGTCGACGCGGGCGGTGGTGGCGGCTGATTTCTGTAGTTGTCGGCGGGGGCTTCGGCCCCCGCCTTCTTTTCCTTGGGAGAAAGGTATGGCGAAGGTCGAGATGATCCGGCGGAACCGCGTTTTCAGTGTGGACGCCAGGCTGGCCCCCCTCCTGGAAGCTCATGGTGGCTACCAGCGGCGCGACATGCAGGCGCAGCCGGCAGCCGCCCCACTCGCGGCGTCGCAGCCAGAAGCTCCGGACGTGGCGAAGCAACCGGCGCAGACTGACGGCGGGAAACCCCCGCGCACGGCCGCCAAAAAGGCAAAAGGTGCTGCCGGGCCGAAGACTGCGCCGGCTAAGGACGAAATCTGATGGCTGGATTCTCGCCCCGTGAATTGGCTACCGAGGCCGGTGTGCGCAGGTACGGGACTGACTACCTCAAGTCGCTGCACCCCGTGCATGCGTCCGGCGGAATGGGTGGCTGGCATTCTCTGGTGCGAGAGCCCTTCACCGGCGCTTGGCAGCGGAACTTGGAAGAGCGGCACGAATCGGTGCTCACCTACCCGACGCTGTATGCGTGCCTGAACCGCATCGCGTCGGATGTCGGAAAGCTGCCTTTCGTGCTGAAGGCAGAGGATTCCAATGGGATTTGGCGCGTAGATAGGAACAACACTGCCTACTGGCCCGTGCTGCGGAAGCAGAACATTTACCAGACGTCGCAACAGTTCCGCTCGGCCTGGATGTTGTCGAAGCTAGCCCAGGGCAACACCTATGTACTGAAGGGTCGGGACGAGAGGAACGTGGTCAACAAGCTATGGATCTTGGACCCGTGCAGTGTTCAGCCGATGGTGTCCGACAGTGGCGACGTGTTTTACCAGCTGAACTACGGCACCGGCACCAACCTGCTTCCCGAGAACTATCCAGGTGAGCAGCTGGTTGTTCCGGCTAGCGAGATCATCCACGACCGAATGAACTGCTTCCACCATCAGCTCATCGGTGTCCCGCCCCTGTGCGCTGCACAGTGGCCGGCGGTGAAGAACCTGAAGATCCTCAAGGATTCGACCAACTTCTTCTCCAACGGAGCAAATCCGGGCGGCATTCTGACCGCGCCCGCGGGCATGTCCGACGAGGATGCCCAGGCGGTTAAGGAATACTGGAACACCAGCTTCCAGGGATCCAACGCGGGCAAGGTCGCGGTGATCGGTGCGGATATGAAGTTCACACCCTTCGCATTCAAGGCTGCCGACTCCCAGCTGGTTGAGCAGATGCGGTACTCCGACGAGCAGGTGTGCCAGCCGTTCGGCATTCCCCCGTTCAAGATCGGCATTGGCTCGATTCCTGCTGGCATGAAAGTCGATGACATCAACCAGCTGTACTACTCGGATGCCCTCCAAGCGCACATCGAGGCCATGGAGGAGCTGCTGGACGAGGGTTTGGGTATTTCCCGCCCAATGGGCGTCGAGCTTGATCTGGAGCCGCTTCTGCGGATGGATGTTGGCAAGCAGGCCGAGGTGCACAACACGCTGACCGGCGGTGGTATTGAAACTCCGAACGAGGCGCGGTTGGTGTTCAACCTTCCCCCTCTGGAGGGTGGCGATACGGTCTATATGCAGCAGCAGGACTTCCCGCTGGATCAGGTCAGGCAGAACAGGATCGTTGCTCCGACCGAACCGCCCCCTGTCGCTGAGGATCCGGAAGACGACCAGCCTTCTGCTGATGGCGAGCTCAGATCTTTGCAGCAGTCGAACTTCATCTTGATGGCCCTGCGCGCCGCACGGGCCGAGGTATTCCGTAATGACTGATCCCATCGACTTCGGCACGGAGATCGGCGCCTTGATCCGTGAGGCGGTCGCACCCGTCAAGCGAGAGCTGGAGGAGCTGCGCCAGCGCGCTCCAGAGAAGGGTGAGCCCGGAAGGAATGCCGATCCGGTCGATGTGGAGGCTCTCGCCGACCTGGTCGTGGCCAAGTTGCTGGACTCGCCGCGACTGCTGACGCTCGTGGACGTTGCCACCGCAGACGCAGTGTCCAAGCACTTCGAAGCCAACCCGGTTCAGAACGGCCGCGATGCCGATCCGGCGGTGATTCAGGCAACGGTGAAGGCTGCGGTTGAGGCACTTCCGGTGCCGAAAGATGGGCTTGATGCGGAGCCTGTCACCGATCAGCAGATTGCAGCGGCAGTGGCAAAGCATCTCGCCGTGCACCCGCCGCAGGCCGGCGCTGATGGTGTGGGCCTGGCCGGCGCCATGATCGATCGCAGTGGGGAGCTGGTCATCACGACCACGAAGGGTGAGGCCATCCGTCTTGGCGTCGTGGTTGGCCGTGACGGTGAGGACGGCCAGCATGGCCTCAGCTTCGAAACTGCCTCCGGTGAATACGACAGCGAGCGCGGGTTCGTCATCACCTTGGGGGCTGGCGAACGCCGTGCCGAGCTAGTTCTGCCGTACATGGTCCATCGCGGCTTCCATCGCGATGGCATGGGCATGAAGGCAGGTCAGTCGGTGACCCATGACGGTGCACTTTGGATCGCAAAGCGCGCGAATGCTTCCCGGCCATGCCTGGAGAACACTGACGACTGGATCTTGGCTGCCCGAAAGGGGCGTGACGGCAAGGACGGCCGGAGCGTGCGGATTCCGGCTGGGCCTGTGAGTCTGGGAGATGGCGATGGTTGAGTTCGTGACCAAGGCACAGGCCCAGGAGCAGATCCGGCTTGACCCTGGCGCCGATGACTCCTGGCTGGCATTTGCCATACCGGCTGTCAGCGCGGCGGTGGACAGCTGGCTGAAGGCGCCATGGCGGCGATACGAGCTTCAGAGAGACAGCGCTGGCGCGCCAATCATCGGCGCTGACGGGATCCCCCTGCCGGTTCTGGACGATGAAGGGGAACCGGTGCTCGCTTCGCAGGTGGTGCTGGCCACGCTGGTAGAACTGGCAAGCCACTCCAGGTTCCGGGAGGGCGAGGGCGACAACACGGTGCCCGCCGATGCCGGGCACGGGTACGTCCTTTGTCGCGCTGCAACGGCCCTGCTGGCGCCGCTACGGCGTTCCACGGTGGCATGAGTGGCCTGCTCCGGCTGCGCGCGCCGCCGCGCCTGGCTCATGAAATGGATGCGAGAAGCGAATGAACGAGCAAAGCGAATTGCTGGCCGCGCTGCGAGCCCAGACCGAGGCGACGCACCAGCTGGTGGCGGCGCTGCAGGAAAAGACCAAGGCCGACCTGGAGAACGCGAAAGCGGTTAACCGTCTGGTGGACTACCTCTGCGACAGCGAGGGCGGTGGGGCGGAGCCGGCTGGGTCCGGCAGCTACCTGAGCGGGAAGCCGCGATGATCGCCGCCGGCCGCCTGCGCCATCGGGTGCAGCTTCAGCGTCAGGTCTACGGGCAGTCGCCTGTGACCGGCGCGCAGACCGTCAGCTGGGAGCCGCTGGCCGATGTGTGGGCCGAAGTGGCGCCGCTGTCGGCCCGCGAGTTCGTGGCAGCCAAGGCGGTGGACAGCGAGGTCACTTTGCGGGTGACCATTCGTCATCGCGAGGGCGTGACCGACAAGTGCCGGGTGATCCACCGCGGCAAGATCCTGAACATCCATGGCGTGCTGCCCGACCCGGTCAGCGGGCTGGAATACCTCACGCTCCCCTGCAGCGAGGGTGTCAACGATGGCTGATGGCATCCGTTTCGACGTGAGCGGCCTGGACGGCATCCGCAACAAGATGGCGCAGGTGAAGCGCGAGGTGAACTACAAGGGCGGCCGGGCCGCCCTGCGCCGGGCCGCCAACGTACTGCGCGACCAGGCGCAGAGCAACGCCCGGCGAGTGGATGACCACGAGACCGAGACCGCCATCTGGAAGAACGTCGTGGTGCGCTGGAATGGCCGGGCGTTCAAGCAGGACGGTGTGCTTGCCTTCCGCGTTGGTGTACTGGGCGGTGCCCAGGCCGGCCGCGCAGCGCAGCTCGGGACCAGCAACCCCGGCGGCATCACCTGGTACTGGCGCCTGCTGGAGTTTGGCACGTCGAAGATGGCCGCCCAGCCGATCTTCCGCCCCGTGCCCGACCAGGCCGGCCAGAAGGCCGTTGACGTTTTCGCGCGCACCTTCAACCAGGCGCTGGACCGCGTGCTGGCGAAGCAGGGGGCTGCATGATCGCCCCGATCTTCCAGCTATGCCTCGCCTCGCCGGCGGTCCTGCAGTCATTCGGGGCCGGTCCCACCCGCGTATACCCCTTCGCCGAGATCGAAAAATCTCCTGGCCGCCCGTATGCGGTCTGGCAGACGGTGAACGGCGTGCCCGAGAACTACCTCGCCCAGCGGCCAGATTTGGACGCGCTGACGACGCAGGTCGACGTCTATGCGGAGGACGAGGCATCTCTGATCAAGGGGGCCAGGGCTCTCCGTGATGCCTTTGAGCGACGTGGGTACATCACCCGATGGGGCGGCCAGATGCTCGACCCCGAAACGAAGCTGCTGCGCCTGTCATTCGATGTGGACTGGCTGGTCCCCCGGTAACGCCCGCTACATCCCCACCCACGCCCCGCACTGCGGGGCTTTTTATTGCCCGCAGGAGAAACGATGAGCATCCTGACCCAAGGAACCCAGCTGTACGGCCTGATCGACGGACAAGTCCGCGAGATCGAGTGCATCACGGCCTTCAACCCCGGCACTGCGCCGGCGGACCAGATCGACGACACCTGCCTGTCGGAGACGAACACCCGCACCTATAAGAAGGGTCTGCGCACCCCCGGCCAGGCGTCGGTCACCGTCAACGCCGATCCGAAGAACGAGAGCCACTACCTGTTCTGGCAGCTGGCCGAGCAGGTGGACAGCGGCGATCCGATCCAGTGGGCCATTGGCTGGTCCGACGGCGTGGACATCGAACCAACCCTGCAGCAGGTTGGCAGCATCTCGAGCATCGAAGTGACCAACGGCGGCACCGGCTACACCAGCGCGCCGACCGTGGCCATCACCGGTGGTGGTGGCAGTGGAGCCACGGCTACTGCGATCGTCGATTCCGGCTCGGTGATCGGCGTCAACATCACCAATCCAGGCACCGGCTACACCAGCGCGCCGACTGTCGCTTTCACCGGCGGCGCTGGCACCGGCGCCGCTGCGACTGCCGAGCGCTCGACCGTCGCCGAGCTGGTGCTGCCGAACACCCGCACCTGGTACACCTTCCAGGCCTACGTGAGCGACTTCCCGTTCGACTTCCAGGGCAATGCTGTGGTTACCACTGCGGCGACCATGCAGCGGAGCGGCTCCGGCGTCTGGCTGCGTAAGGCGCAGACCCCGTGAGCCGCGCCGCCAAGAAGACAGCCACCGCGCGTGCAGTGAGCCTGAGCGTGGCCGGCCTGCAGAAAGCAGGTGCGTTCACTGGCCGGCCAGTGGAGAAGGAGATCCGCTGGAAGCAGGGCGACGAGGAACTGACCGCCACCGTGTATGTGCGGCCGCTGGGTTTCCAGGCGGCGGTGTCCGACGTTCTGTCGGCCACGAACAAGCACGATGGTGTGGCCGGCCGCATCGCGGCCAGCATCTGCGACCAGGACGGCAAGGCGGTGTTCACCGTTGCTGATATCACCGGCGAGGCCGATCCGGACCGCGGCGCCTTGGACGGCAACCTGTCGGTGGCGCTGCTGATGGCCATTGGCGAGGTGAACAACCTGGGAAAAGCTACGAGCTGACCCCGGAGGATGAGCTGTGGTGCGAGCTGGTCCTGAGTGGGATCGGCGGCCGCAGCATCGCTGAGGCAATGGAATGCCTCAGCATCCGGGAGTTCCAGCTCTGGAGCGTGTACCGCGCCAAGCGCGGCAGCCTGAACTTGGGCGGGCGGATGGATGCTGCTGCAGGGATGCTGGCCGCGCTGTTCGCCAACTCCAACCGCAAGCCAGGCAGCGCCCAGTTCAAGGCCGCCGACTTCATGCCCTACGTGGATGCCGAGCCCATCAGCCTCGAGGAGGCGATGAAGCAGTGGTAGCCGGTCCGTAGGGCGTGCATCAATCCGGCCGGCCATCGGCCGGCCCCTGCAGCAGAGAGAGCTATGTCCCGGTCCCTTGGTACGCTGACCATCGACGTGATCGCCGAGGTCGGCGGATTCGCGTCCGGCCTGGACAAGTCCGAGCGCCGGGCGGAGAAGTGGCGCAAGAAGGTCGAGGCCGAGGCGAAGCTGGCAGGTCTTGCACTGGCTGCTGGCATGACCGCGGCCCTTGCCGGCCTGTCGACCGTGGGCCTCCTGGTCGCTCGCAACACCATGAGTGCGGAGCGCGAGGTTGCCCAGCTTGACGCAATCATCCGGTCTACCGGCGGCGCCGCAGGTTACACCCGGCAGCAGTTGCTGGACATGGCCGATACGTTGGCAAGCAAGTCCACCTTCAGCGGCGGGGAGATCGTAGAGGCGCAGACCCGGCTGCTGTCCTATTCCGGCATCTTGGCCTCCAACATCCCGCGAGCCATGCAGGCGGTCATTGACCAGTCAGCGCGGCTCGGCATCAGTGTCAGCCAGTCGGCGGAGACCATCGGTCGCGCACTGGAGTCGCCCAGCAAGGCTGCCGCCGCGCTCGCCCAGCAGGGCTTCGGTGCGGCCTTCACCAAGGAAGTGCGCGGCACGATAGACGAGCTGGTCAAGGCCGGCAAGGAAGGCGAAGCCCAGGTGATGATCCTGGAGATCCTTGAAGAATCCTACGCTGGTGCCGCACTGGCGGCACGGGACACCTTCGGTGGTTCGCTGACGGCGCTCCGGCACACCATTGACGATCTGACCACGGGCCGCGATGGAAGCCTGGCGGGGGCCACCGCTGCAATCAATTCGTTCATCGACGCGCTCAACGACCCCCTGGTCAGGGAGGGGTTCGACGCGATGATTGTAGGCCTCGGATCGATCCTGACTGATTTCGCCACCTATCTGAAGGACGGCACTGAGGTTCGAAACCTCACCATTTCGATTGCGGATAGCTTCCGGCAGATCAGCGACCTCGGTGGAATCTTCAGCGGGACGATTGAAGGCCTGGACCGTGTTCGTGGTGGCCTGGTTGCAATCGAGAAGCAGGGCAATGCCGTGATGAAGCTGGCTACAGGCCAGTACAGTGGACTGTTCGGTTCCCAGGGGGGGGGCTGGAGCCAGTTCCTCAAGGACTACCAGACGGGGACGCAGTTCGCCGACCGCGGTTGGGCCGCGATGCAGCCCAAGCCAACGCCTACGGTCAGGCTCATTGAGGCCAGCCTACCGCCTTCTGGCGTCACGGGTGATCCACAGGCTCGCGCTGCGGCCGCAGCCGCCGCGGCTGATGCAGAGAACGCGAAAAAGCGTCTTGCCGCTCAGAAGCAACTGCAGCAGTCGTACAACGCTGAGCTCCTGAAGTACCAGCGCTTGGCCGCTGTCACGAACACCGAGTCGGGAAAACTCTCGCAGACGACGAAAGAACAGGAAGCGATCTTCGACACCACTAAGGGTGCGTTGAAGGGGCTGAACGATGAGCACAAACGTACCTTGGTCGAGGCCGCTAAGGCTGCTGATGCGGTGTTCGCGCTGAAGCGAGCGAACGAAGAGGAGGCAAAGTCGACTGAGTTTTCGGCAAACCTTAAGAAGCAGCTCCGCAACGTCCAGGATACCTTGGACGTCGATTTTGTTGGAGCTGGTGCCGGGGAAGAGGCACGTAGGCGCGCGCGAGATCTGCTGTCGATTCAGCGCGACTATCAGTCGAAGAGGGATGACCTCCTAGCTCAGATGCAAGCGGCTGATATTTCGGAAGAACTCTACTCAAAGGAGACGCAGGCTCTTGAGTCAGCTCTAGCCGAGCGCTTGCGAATGCAAGAGGAGTACTACCGAAAGACGGACGAGCAGCGAGACAACTGGCGCGATGGAATGTCAGATGCCTGGGCCAACTACGCTTCCGATGCATCCGACTACAACAAGCAGGCCTATGAGGCCACGACAGGGTTCCTGGATTCAACAACCGGCGCGGTGGCGCAGTCGATCGCAGATCTCGTGAAGGGTAACGAGTCGCTGTTTGATTCTGTGAAGAACCTTGCGGTATCGATGGGCGAAACAGTGATCAACACACTTGCCCAGATGGCCGCGCAGTGGTTGGTATATCAGGGCGTCCAGTTGCTTGTAGGAAAGAGCACTGCTGGCGCCGGCGCAGCGGGATTGGTCGGCAATGCTATTGCAACACAGGCACAGGCGTCCCTGGCGGCGTTCGCCTCTACCGCTGCGATTCCAATTATTGGTCCTGCTCTCGCACCGGCGGCCGCCACCGCGGCTATGGCCGCTACTGCGCCTATGGTTGCAATGGTCACCGCCGGATCCCTCGCTGGCATGGCCCACGACGGTATCGACAGCGTTCCTGAGACGGGAACCTGGCTTCTGCAGAAGGGCGAGCGGGTCACCACTGCGGCCACCAGCGCCAAGCTGGACGCAACCCTCGACCGCGTGTCCCGCGATTCTGCTGGCGGAGGTCGGGGCGACACCTTTGAGATGAATTTCAACGTGAACGGCTCCATCAGCGAGCGGGAACGGCTGATGCAGGAGCAGACAGTGCGGCGCGCGGTAACGCTGGCGCGGCAGGACCGTGTAGCAGACACCACATCCGGCACCGGCCCCCAATCACGCGCGATGCGATCGAACTGGAATGTCAGAAGGAAGGTCGGGTAATGGCGCTGATCATGCAGCCGAAGTGGTTGCCCGAACCGCTGCGCGAGGGCTATGGGCTGCGCCACGTATCCCCGCAGACGCGGTCCACCTTCGTAAGCGGGCGATCCCTGCCGCGGCGGGCCTACACAGCGACCCCGAGCCAGACCGAGGTGCGATGGCTGTTAAATGACCAGCAGGCTGCTCTGTTCGAGAAGTGGTTCCAGGAGCAGCTGTTCGATGGCGTGTCCTGGTTTGCCTGCCGCCTTCGCAGCCCGCTGGGAATGGATTACTACAAGGCTCGATTCACCGACATATATGACGGTCCGACGTTGACCAACAGCAACCTGTGGATGTTCACAGCACAGCTGGAACTCTACCTCCGGCCGCTCCTGGCTGATGGATGGTCCGAGTATCCGGAGGGCTTCCTGCAGGCCAATGTGGTCGACCTGGCCGCAAACAGGGAGTGGCCGTTGCCATGAGCATCCTTGAACGTCTGTATGCGTCCGGTGGCAGCGAGATCGAGCACGAGACGCTGGCCATCACCGTCGGTGGCGAAACCCACTACCTGACCAAGGGGTGGGAGGACCTGACTGCAGTGCTGGAAACAGGCCAGACGGTGACCTTCAAGGCCTGCGGTATGGACGTGGCCAAGCCGGCCCGCAACGCCGACGGCGTGCAGGATCTCCGGTTCGCCCTGACCAACATCGATGGCGTGGTGAGCACCAAGATCCGCGCCGCGCTGGCCGCGCGGCAGGAGATGACCGTAACCCTGCGGGTCTACCTGAGCAGCGATCTTTTGGCGCCAATCAAGCGCCCGCTCTCGATGGTCATCAAGGGCGGCCAGTGGTCGGCCACCGAGGTCCAGGTGACTGCGGGCTTCATGAACATCCTCGACACGGCCTGGCCGCGCGACCGCTTCAACCTCTCCAAGCACCCAGGGCTGCGCTACATCTCATGACGATCAATCTTGAAAAGTACCTGGACGTGGTCTGGGTCAGCGGCGGCCGAGTGTTCCCCGAACTGGACTGCTATGGCGTGGTCAACGAGGTTCGGCGGGACCTTGGGTTGCCGGCGTGGGATGAACACTCCGGGGCCACCCGAGACGATCTGCCCGAGCTGGCTCAGAAGGCTGTTCTGCAGCACGCCGGAAGCGACCTGGTGGAGGGCGCCGTGGCGTTCTGCTACGAGGGCAGCATGGTGACCCACGTTGCAGTGCTGGTAGAGGTAGATGGCCGCATGTGCACGTTGGAATGTAACGACGGCCGCAACGTGACGGTTCTGCCCGTGGCGCGCTTCGAGCGCCGATTCAACCGTGTGGAGTACTACGCGTGATCCGGGTGTTTCCTTCCCGCATGCCAGGTGAGGCGCTGGAGACCCACCAGCATGGCCGGATGACGGTGGATGGCTGGCTGCGGGCGAACGTACGCGGGTACACCGGAGAGGGTGATCAGCCGATCGAGCTGGAGGTGGACGGCGCACCGGTTGCGCCAGAGGCTTGGGCAGCCACCTGGATCGACGATGGCAGCGACGTGCGCATCTATCCGGTCCCTCATTACGAGGGCATTGCCGCGGTGATCTACTGGGTTGTGGTTGCGGTGGTGGCTGCGTATGCCATCTACATGGCCAACAATCTGCCTGGTAGTCGAAACGGGCAGGGCGACAGTCTCAGCCTCGACACGGCGCGGGCGAACACCGCGCGGCTCGGGAGCCCGGTCCGGGAGGTTCTGGGGCGATGCCGCGTTTGGGCCGACTACTTGGTCCAGCCGGTTTCCCGCTTCGTAGGCGAGAAGTCCTATCGAACCAACATGTTCGTGTGCGTGGGGAAAGGCCGGCACATCATCCCTGTGGGCTCGGCCCGGCTGGGGAATACGCCTATCAGCTCGTTCGGCAGCGACGTGCAGATGACCATCTACCCACCGGGTGCGGATGTGAGCGGCGACGTGCGCTCCGAGAACTGGGTCAACTCAACCGAGGTCGGGGCGACGGCCTCCGGCACGGCCGGCCTGGATCTGAGCGACACGGCCGACGTGTCTACGGGCATCAACGCAGACTCAGTGACGGTCTCTGGAAACATCATCGCCCTGAACAACGCAACGGTCACCGATGCGAACGGAAATGAGCGGCCGACCAACTCCGTTCCCAGCAGCTGGGTTGTCGGCGCCGTGCTCACGCTCAAGGTGGCTGCTTCCTTCACCGCTACCACGAGCGGCCTTTACTCGATCATCGCCGGCAGTGCTGTGGCGGAATTGGCGCCCTACGTGAGTATGCCGGTGCTGCTGACCTACAACGGTGCCGACTACGCACTGTTCGTAGCCAGCTACGTTCCTGGCTCGCCCGCCGTGCCGGGTGTCGGTGGTAGCCCGGCGCGTGTGACCGGGTCGGCGGCTGCCAGCAACTTCGATTTCAGCGGTTCTCCGGTGACCTTCGGGATCAGCTGGCGGGGAACCACCTACAGCGTTGCGCTGGTGGCCAACTACATCACCCTCGGCGTGCTGCTGACCGCCATCAACGACCAGTTGGTGGATAGTGGCCTGGTGGCGACCCAGTCCGGTGGTGTGGTCACGATTACTGAGGCGGCCAGCCCGTTTGCCGGTGGGAGCATCACCTACAGCGGATTGCCGGCCTCGGTCTTCGGCAGCAGCCCAACGTCCACGGCGGGTGTGGCCACGAGCGGTGGAACACCTGCGACACAGCCCCGGGTGACGTTGGCCTATGACGGCCCTACTGGAACTGCTTTCGGTGGTCTGCCGCCTGGCGTGGTATCGCTGGCAATGTCTCGCGGCCAAAGCGACTATCGAATTGCGGCTGTGGCCGGGCTCACCTTGGCCGTAGAGCGACTGACAGAGGCTGGCGTGGTCGACACGAGCTGGCCAGGCTGGACCAACCGGACGGCCACCGACTACAGCGCCACCGGCTTCCAGGAGGGCGAGGAGTGGCTGGGGCCCTTCCTGGTGTGCCCGAACGGCGAAACCACAGATGCGTTCGAGTACGACTTCAACTTCCCCGGCGGCCTCATCTGGTACACCAGCAAGGGCAACAAACGCACGTTCACGGTCAGCATCCGCGTTGGGTATCGGGTGTATGGCTCGGGCGCGCCCTGGACGGTTAGAACGCACACGTACACCGGATACTCCGAAGATGCCGTGGGCTTCACCGAGCGCATCACCCTCGGCGTCCCTGGGCAGGTCGAGGTGCGGGTCAGGCGGGTGACCGAGCGAGGAGGCAACTCAGCACGGGATGCGTGCTACTGGCAGGGCCTTCGCGCTCGCCTCTCGCAGCGGCCAACGCGCTACGACGACCTGACGACCATTGGCCTGACGGTGACCACTGGCACGAAGCTGGCGGCCCAGACTGATCGGCGCTTCAACGTGGAGGCTACACGGCTGTACGACCAGGGCACTGCACGCAGTATCAGTGGCGCCATGATCCACGTCATGCGGTCCCTTGGCCTGCCGGCGGACCAGATCGATACGGATACGCTCCAGCACCTGGAGGACACCTACTGGACCCCGCGCGGCGAGTTCTTCGACTTCAGCGCGGAGAAGTCCGGCACCAGCGCACTGGACATGTTGCAGATGGCGGCGCAGGCGGGGATGGGTTACTTCCTGCTGATCGATTCGATGTGTTCGGCCGGCCGCGAAGGGGTGAAGGGTTGGCGGGGAGGGATCTCGCCGCAGCGCCAGCTAGAACCGCTGAGCACGTCGTTCATATCGCCGGGGCCGGACGACTACGACGGCGTGGACGTGACCTACATCGACGAGGTGACGTGGGCGCCGGAAACCGTGGAATGCCGCCTGCCGGGCGTGACCGAGCCGTGGAAGGTGGAGGCGTTCGAGCTACAGGGTGTTGGCACGCGTGATCGTGCGTACCGGATCGGCATGCGCCGCCTGATGAAGCACCAGGGCCAGCGGCTGACCTACAAGACCAAGACCGAGATGATGGGCCTGGTCTACCAGTACGGCGACCGGGTGAAGCTGTTCGATGACATTCCGGGGTCGAGTACCACCAGCACCATGATCGAGTCGGCCAGGCTGGACGGTACTCGGCTGCTGATCGAGGTGGGTGAGTACCTGGACTGGAGCCTGCCGGCGCCGCGGTGCCTTGTTCGCTTCCAGGACGGCACGTTGTCGAACGTGATGGTTCCCACGAAGGTGGACGACCACCGGCTGACGATCGCGGCATCGGCGCTGCCGGGCGAGCACGCCTTCAACACCTGGATCATGGACGACCCGACGATTGACCCGCCGGAGCTGATCTTCTGCGACAGCACGCGCACTGGGTATGACGCCGTGCTGGCAGACCTCACGCCTGGCGAAGACGGCTCGGTTGAGCTGACCGCCCTGCAGTACGACCCCGCCTTCTACCAATACGACGACGCAACCGCGCCGTAGCGCCACTGGAGACGCAGCAACATGACGACCTTCAACACCGGCAATCCGCTGGGTTCGAACTCGCCCAAGGATCTCTACGACAATGCCGAGAACCTGGACAATGGCATCAACGGAACCGCGCTGACCTGGCAGGATCGCCGCGGGGTTACTCGGAAGAGCTGGAATGGCATCGAGACGGATTTTCAGCAGTTTCTGGCCGATGGCAGCACCATCGAGTTTCCCACCTGGGCAGCGGCCAGCGCGGCGGCCGGCGCGGGACAGATCCCGCTGAATCGCCAGGTGGCGGTGGTTGGTGACGCTGGCGCGCACACGGATCCCATCTCCGGCCAGACCGTTCCCAACAGCGGCCGCTACGTCATGGTTGCAGCAGGCCTGCAGTGGCGCTCTGCCGATGTCATGACGCAGAAGGCTGACAAGGCAGAACTGGAAAAGGTGTCAGACGGCCTGATGAATGTGGCGACCCTTGAAAACCACGACCTTGACGATGGCGGTGTGGTCATCACGGACGAGTCCGCAAACATTCTGATCGGTTTCTACACGAATCGAATTGAACACCCTCAGATCAACGATATTCAGGCTGCCGTGGATGCCTCCTCCGCAGCGGGCGACGCCATTCGCAACGTCGACGTTGAAGAAGGTGGGGTGGTGATGACCGATGAGACGGGGAACATTCTGATGGGTATCACGCCTAGCAGGGTCAGTCACCCGGACATCAATCAGATTCGATCAGGGGGCTTGCGGAATCGATCGATGATTGCTGGGTTCGTTTCCCCGCCGCAGAGCTCGGTGCGGACGCTGGCATCGATCATGCACGTCCTGATCTATGGACAGTCCCTATCTTTGGGCTTCAATGCGAGACCGGCTTTGTCCGCTGCCCCGATCGATCATGCGCTGATGTTCGAAGGCGGTGTGCGTCCTTACGACAACAGTGGTGACTCCAGCTCGATCTACGCAAGCCTGAAGCCGCTTCAAGAATCGACTACCGGCGCATCGGCAGGGGGGACCGGCTATATCTCCAGCACCACGCTCACCATCTCTACGAAAACCGCCGGAACTGCACAGTTTGCCGTGGGGCAGTACCTTGGCATGAGCGGTGCTGCAGCTGGAACGAGGATCGTTGCGCTCGGCACTGGCGCAGGTGATGTTGGGACTTACGAGGTCAGCATCAGTCAGACCGTCGGAAGCGCGAGCGCCCCTCGACAGGTCCTCGCCGGACCAGGGGCAATCACCGGTGGCGGTGGCGGACAGACCATTTCCTACTCGGCAGCGCAGATGTTCGACCAATTGTTGGAGCAGGAGAACGGAATTTCCATGGCTGCCTTGGCTCAGAGGCAGCTGTTCAGCGCATCCGGCCAGGTCGGTACTGCTATCGCGGGGATTTCGAAGGGAACTCCGCCCTTCGCCCGGCTGATTGCTGACATCGGCGCTGGGAGGACCCGATCCGATTCTCTGGGTCTTTCGTACGCGGTCGGCGCGGTCATGATGCTTGAAGGGGAGTCGGACTATGCTGAGGGAACCTCCGCAGCAGACTTCAAGCAGAAGTTCCGTCAGTTGCTTGCAGATGTTCGATCCGAGGCGTTGGCGGCAACGGGCGTTTCGCGTCCGATTCCACTTCTCACCTACCAAACCGCAACCCACCGGAAGTACCTGCGCGACGTTCCTTCGATAGCGCTTGCGCAGCTGGAGATGGCCACTCAGGACGATCACATCGCAATGGCTGCTCCGACCTACATGCTCGGCTATCACAGTGACGGTGTTCACCTTTCGAACCGTGGTCAACTGATCCTTGGAGCCTACTTCGGCGTCGCACTGAAGCGGTGGGTGATTGATGGCGTGAAGCCTAGGATGATCACCGCTTCTGCCGCCTACCGGGTTGGGCGGGACATTGTGCTGGAGTTCGATGTTCCGAGCAGGACGCCGCTGGTATTGGATTCGTCACTTGGTGCCTCTAACTACGGCTTCAGTTTGGTTGATGGAGCTGGAGCGGCAGTTCCTGTCGTCAGCGTCCAGGTGGTCGGGCCGGCGGCCGTGCTGCTGCGTACTTCGTCTGACGCTGACGCCGCATCTGCGAGTGGCTGGCGGTATGCCTGGAGCGGAAACGCGAACATGGGCCTTGGTGGCCTGCGGGACTCGCAGGGCGACTGGATGGTCTACGACCATGACGGCACCAAGATCGAGTTGCACAACTGGCTTCCAATCTCTCAAGGAGCAATCTGATGTCCACCCTCCAGATCGTTGTCAAAGGTGACAATGACTTTTCCAGCACTGGTCTCGGCAAGTTTTCCCCCCTTCCTTTCGCTGACGATCTCTTCGCCGCATACGCGATGGGAAGCCGATATGGGCTGGGGCCTACCGTTGACAACATCGGGCGACGCGGCGAGCTGACAGTGTCGGGTGCTCCTGCCGTCGGCGAGTATGCCTCCGCGCTATCCGCAAGTGGATATTTCGAAGCGCCATTCACCGGCGGGGAGCTGATGGCGCAATCCGGGGCGTGCACGATCGTATCTGTCGCTCTGGTTCCCCAAGCGCAGCAATCCACGCTGGCCGCAGCGTTCCGGCTGATCCCCAGCAGCAATGGGCTTGGCCTGGTTACCCGAAGCGATGCACGAAAGCTTGCTGCAGTTGATCTGGGTGGCTCTTCCGAGCTGGTGCTGAACAGCAGCGTGGACCGCGCCACTGGGTATGAGGTGTCGATCGCTAGCTTCGGTCCGTCTGGCAAGCGACTGTATCGACGCAGAGCGGGCTTCTCGGCGGCTGAAGTGTCTTCGGATCCGACCCCTGCCGGAAGTGGCGGTGGCGCAAGCCGGGTTGCCATTGGCTACATGCCCGGTTCCGGTGGATTCGCGGGCACGTCCACTGCGGCTCTTGCGCTGTTCTATTCGCGGGACATGCTGGCCGCAGGCCTGGGGGATCAGGTCTACGCAGGCCTCAAGAAGTTCTTGGACGGACGCATCGCGCTGTGAGTTAGCACCGAACGCAGCGTCATGCGATCTGCAGCAACAGATCCTCTCGGTTGTTGCGCGGCGTGTTCACAGCCCGGCTGACCCGGTACGCCTCCATGGACGGCGTCTCGCTGGCCAGCAGCATCGCCATCGCATCGTCAGGGCTGGCTGCCATCCACTCATCGATCTGGCCGGCCTGCAGCCACACCGGCATGCGGTCGTGGATGTCGGCCGAGACGCCGCTGCTGTCGCCGGTGATGATGGTGAAGGTGCCCAAGTTGCCGTCGGGCAGCAGGGGGCTGGTGTCCTCCCACAGGCCGGCCGCCAGCAGCGGCCCGGTGGCGTGGATGAACCACGGATCTTTCTTCCCGTCCTCGGGGCTGACCGACCACTCGTAGTAGCCGGCCATGGGGATGACGCAGCGGCGCTTCTTGAAGGCCGACCGGAAGGCTGGCTTGTTGGCCACCGTCTCGATGCGCGCATTGATGGTCGAACCCTGCAGGGCCTTGGCCTTGGCCCAGAACGGCAGCAGGCCCCAAGCCAGCCGGGTGACCTGCCGGCCTTCGCCGCGGTCCAGGATCACCGAGGCGCGCTGCGTCGGCGCCAGGTTGTAGCTGGGCAGGATCTCGGCTAGGCCAAGGGCAAGGTCAGCCAGCCCCGGCTGGCCGAAGTCGATTACGGGGAGCTGGACGAATCGGCCGCACATGGCCGGAGGGTAGCCCGGCCGGCCGTGCCCGGGGCGTGTAGGGCACGGGCGAACTGTGACGCCGGTCAGGCGGCCTCTACGCGAAACTTACGGTAGCGGTTCTACGCTCGGGCTCCCCATGGAGGCCGGAGAGAGACATGCCCAACAGGGCTGTTGTGTTTGTCAGCGAAGCGGTCGGCGACCTGACCATGGCGCGCCTGTCGCAGATCATGGCGGACGCGGAGCGATTCAATCGCACTGCCGGAGTTACCGGGGTCACGCTGTTTGATGGGCAGAGGTTCCTCGCTTACATGGAGGGACCGCCCGATGGCCTGGATGTGGCCTTCTCCAGAGCAGCGGGCGCCACCAGCCATTCAAGCCTGATCGAGATTGCGCGGGGGCGGGTTGGGCAGCGCAGGCTTCCCTACTGGCCTATGCGTTGCATCCCCCTGTCGCCGCCGGAGCTGGTGCAGCTGGTGCGGGCCGACTGGACTTCCTTCCTGCAGCGGGGAGGCGATCAAGTCGCCCCAGCCACCGCCATGGAGATGCTGGTGGCACTTGTCGAACCATTCGCCGAGGCTGCTTAAGCAGCGCCGCGCTGGCGCAAGCGCAGTGGACAGAGGGTAGGGCGACGGCCATAGTCACGGCTGGCCAATGGACGTGCCCTATGAGCATCCTCAACGTACTGATCAGCCGTGACCAGCTTGTCGTTGCAGTGGATACGCTCGCGGAGGATGCGCTGACAGGCGCTTACTCTGCTGGTGCAAAGTTGCTCCTGATACCGCAGCACAACGTGCTGCTGGCCACCAGAGGCGGAGCGCAGTTCTTCTTGAAGATCTACGAGCTGGCTCTGCAGGCGAGCTTCCGGGCCGACTTCTCCATTGAGCAGCTTTCGGCCGAGATGGGGCCTGTAATGGACCAACTGTGGTTGAACTATGAGAAGGCGGCCGCAGAGGCTGACCTGCCTATCGAACAGCTGGGGACGGAGATCGTCCTGGGCGGTTGGTCGCCCAGAAGCAGCAGGATGATGGCCACGGTTTATGCCAAGAGCGACAGCCGGCAGGCTACGTCAGTGCAGCCGATCGGTGGCCAGTTCGCATCACCCGGTGACCCTCTCAAGGGCGTGGCGCCGAGCATGCTGCAGGCCGACCTGATGGCTGCCGGACGGCTCCAGGCGGGCTACCTCAACGAGCAGATGGGCCGGCAGGTCGCCGGCGGGCGTCTGCTGATCGGGTTCTTGCAGCAGGGCCAAGCGGTGGTGAAGGATCTGGGAGCGATCTGACGATCTGGGCTAGGGAGCTGGACGAATCGGCCGCACATGGGCTAACTCTACCCGGCCGTGGTGCACTTGGAGTAGACAGCCTCAAGCCAGCGGAGTGCACCCACTCGGCGCCTGCCTGCACATTGGCACGCCATTTGCATTCCCCACACAACCTCCACTCATGACTGTTCTAACTTAACGAATGGTTATTTGTTCAGAAATATCCAGTAGTGGACCGCTGATCCAGAGTGAAACCCAAGGTGTTCCACGTTGTAAGATTCGGCTGCCAGCGCTAGGACGGCGCTATCAGGGGGCAGCAATTTGAACAGTTCGGCAATTCACGCGCTTCGGACGGAAGATCCGGATCGCGATTATTTGTTGGTGTCTGCGGGCATTTCCAGAAGGCTGCACACACGTTTGAGTGACTTGCTGAGCAGTCGACCGCTCAAGTCAAAAGCGACGGTCTTCCTCACGACCTATGGCGGTGATCCGGACGGTGGATACCGCATTGCGCGGTGCCTTCGGCATTACTACAAAGATGGTCTTCGCATCGCGGTTCCCAGCTGGTGCAAGAGCGCCGGAACGCTGGTTGCAATCGCTGGTGACGAGTTAGCGATTGGTGATCGCGGCGAGTTGGGGCCTCTGGATATCCAGGTCTTCAAGGGTTCTGAGTTGCTTGAGCGCAGTTCGGGTCTAGATATCACCGAAGCCTTGGGCTTCGTATCGGACCATGTCAGATGGGGATACCACTCCATGCTGAAGGAAGCACGGCGGATGGGGCTTTCCACCAAGCTTGCGGCAGAGATGGCTGCGCACATCGGCGCGGCTGTTGCTGGTCCTCTTCTCAACCAAGTGGATCCGCTCCGGCTAGGGGAGTTGCAAAGGGCTACCCGGATTGCACATGAGTACGGGAGCAGGCTGGATGCCTATTCGAGGAATCTTAAGCCTGATGCCCTACAATCGTTGATTTCCGGCTACCCGTCGCACAGTTTTGTGATCGACCGCAAGGAAGCCAACGACCTATTTCACCGAGTCTTTCCGCTTACGGCGGCAGAGTCGGGGTTCGTCGAGAAGTTCTGGGGGGCGTTCGCTGAACCCTTGGAAGAAGACCCTGAACTAATTGATTTCTCTAAATTTCCCATTCCCACGGTAGGTACGCCCAATGAGCCCTCTCCTGAAGCTGCAAATGACAACGTCGAAGCAGGCGCAGGCCCGGATCCAGAGCACGAGCAACAGTCCGGGGACCCACAGCCAGGTGGTGAAGGCGTACGAGTTCGCTCAGGGGTCCAGGATGGTGAAAACGGAGAGGATGCAGGCGGCGGGTCCGCTGAAGCGGGCTCTGGAGGGCTCCTTCACACGTTGATGTATCGAAGCTCGGGTCGCTGAGCTACGCGCACAAGAAAGGGCCCTTCGGGCCCTTTCTTGCTTTTCAACTGATGGCCGCCCGAATAGTGTGTCAAGTAGTTGACGGTCGGATTGGCGGCTACGGAATTGACAGGGTTATATGTCCTGTCCTAACGATTCAGCCAGGTCGCCGCCGCGTTCGCAGGATCTGCGACGGCCGGCCGTATCCTTCCGGCCATGTATTCCTCCCACGGCTTTCGCACCGCCCCAATTCCCTCTGGCTGGGTCCAGACCGGTGAGCGCTGGGCGCTCTGGTACAACGGCCGGGAAACGGCGAACATCACGCTCGATGGCGGTCCTGGCGTTCGGCTGTGGATGGAAGGCCAGAAGATGTGGCACACCAAGGAAGCGCGCGCCGCCAACGTCCGGCAGGCGAAGCGCTACGCGGAGCGCTGGTGCGCGGCCAGGCTGTATCCCGACCTGCCTCTGCGTCAGGCTGTCGCCCGGCTGACCGATAGCACGCCGATCCAGCCGCCGCCGCCACTGCCAGGTCTGCCGCCAACCCGCGAGCAGCAGCAACAGGCTCGGCGCCTGGCAGAGGCTGGGGCGAAGGAGATCGAGCGGATCAAGGAAGCGCTTGAACCGCGCCGACCTCCGAAGGAGACCAAGCCCCGCCCGAAGGACGCGCGCAAGGCGTGGATGAGGGCAGGGCTGCAGCAGATGCGCCGCGACGTGTAGGCATCAAGCAACCCGCAGCTGCACCACGTTGCCGTCGCGCAGCCTATCCAAGTAGTCCGCCCACTCCTGCATCATCCGAACCCGCTCATCGAGGTGGGTCGTGCGGTTGTAGGCACGGCCGTTCAGATCCTTCACTTCATGGGCCAGCTGGTGCTCGATGATGTCGGGGCGGAACTTCAGTACCTCGTCCAGGATGGTGCGCGCTGTCGCGCGGAAGCCGTGCCCAGTGACCGTGCCCGACTCGAACCCCATTCTGCGCAGAGCCGCAGTCACTGCGTTCTCTGACATCGGCCGTGCTTTGGAACGAGCCGAGGGGAAGACGTACTTTCCCCGTCCGGTGAGCGGCTTGATTTCCTCAAGGATCGCGAGAGCCTGCACCGACAGCGGGACAATGTGCGGTCGGCGCATCTTCATCCTTCCCTTGGGGATCGTCCATATCCGCTCTTCAAGGTCGAATTCTGCCCACTCGGCCTGTCGTAGCTCGCCAGGACGCAGAAACAGCATTGGAGCGAGGCGGAGGGCCATCCGAACCGTCAGCGTTCCAGAGTAGCCATACATAGCGCGCAGCAGGGGCGCCAGTTCGACGGGCTCGGTAACCGCGG